CGGCGCCAACTTCCAAGGCGCAAGCAAGGTCGTGCACCCGATGCTGACCGAAGCTTGCGTCGATTTCTCTTCCCGCGTTGGCAAAGAGATCTTGCCGGCCAATGGCCCGGTCAAAGAACAAATCCCCGGCGACATTACGATTGAAAAGCTGGAGAAGGCCAAGCGCGTCAAAAGCTTTATGAACTGGCAGCTCACGCACCAGATGACTGAATTCCGGCCAGAGATGGAACAGCTTCTGACGCAGGTGCCATTGGGCGGCGCGCAGTATCTCAAGCTGATCTGGGACGAGCAAAAGAACCGCCCGACCGCGTTGTTCATCCCGATTGACGATGTCTACCTGCCTTACAGCGCCACAAGCTTCTACAGCGCCGAGCGCAAGACGCATGTGCAGTACATCACCAAGATGGAATTCGAAAAGCGTGTCGGCACTGGCATGTATCGCGACATCAACCTCGTCGCGCCGCAAGAGCCAGAACTGACAGGCCCGCAGAAGGCCAACAACAAGATCGAAGGCCGCGAGCAGACGTCTTATAACGAAGACGGGCTGCGCACTGTTTTCGAGATCTACTGCTATCTCGACTTCGAAGACAATTTCGGCCTCGCGCCTTACATCGTCACCATCGACCACACGACGAAAGAGATCCTTGCGATCTATCGCAACTGGGATCCCGATGATGAAAATCAGGAAGAACTGATCCACATCATTGAATATCCGTTCGTGCCATGGCGCGGCGCCTATCCGATTGGCTTGCCGCACATGATCGGCAGCTTGTCGGCGGCAGCGACGGGCGCGTTGCGCGAGTTGCTGGATTCGGCTCACATCAACAATTTCCCCGGCATGCTGAAGCTGAAGGGTGGCTCGCGGGGTGGTCAGTCTGACCGCATTGAGCCGACGCAGGTCACAGAGATCGAAGGCGGCGTTGGTGTCGATGACATCCGCAAGATCGCGATGCCTGTGCCATTTAACCCGCCGAACGCGGTGCTTTTCTCTCTGCTTGGTTTTGTGACCGACGCCGCTCGTGGCGTTGTCCGCACCACCTTTGAGAAGATGCAGGACCAGAACCCGAACCAGCCTGTCGGCACAACGCTGGCATTGATGGAACAGGGCATGACGGTCTTCTCGGCCATTCATGCTCGTTTGCACAATTCCATGCAGATGACGCTGCGCGTTCTGCATCGCCTGAACAAAAACAACCTGACCGATGAATATATCGAGAAGGTCACTGGCGAAGAGATGTGCAAGGCCGAGGATTTCCGAGGCCCGATGGACGTCATTCCGGTTTCGGATCCGAACATCTTCTCCGAGGCGCAGCGTTTTGCGCAGGTGCAGGCTGTTGCACAGCGCGCTGCGGCGCAGCCAAACATCTACGACCCCTACAAGGTCGAAGAGCTGATCCTGTCGCAGCTTAAGGTGCCAGACTACAAGTCGCTCTTGAAGAAGCAGCCAGAGCCGATTGAGCTGAACGCGGTCAACGAGAACCTCGCGCTGACGCTCGGCCGCCCGGTTGCTGCATTCCCGATGCAGGACCATCTGGCGCATCTGCAAGTGCATCTGGATTATTTGCAGAGCCCAATGTTCGGCATGAACCCGCTGATCGGGCCTGTCTTCATTCCGGGCGTATTGCAGCACATCAAAGAGCACATGGCGTACTGGTACTCTCTCAGCATGTATGAGGGTACGAGCGCGGCTGTTGGCGTGCCGCTCGACATCTTCCTTGAGAAGAAGGACGAGATGGTGTCGGCAGAACTCGACAAGACGCTGGCAATGGCGTCGCAGCGGTTCATGCCCGAGATCCAGAGCACGCTCTCTGGCGTGCCGCCTGTCATCCAGAAGGCCATGCAAGTCATGTCCAAGCTTGGTCCGAAGCAGCCAGTCGATCCGTCGGAACTCTTGCAGGCAGAGACGCAGCGCAAGGCGGCATACGATCAGGGCAAGCTTGCTATTGATCAGGCCCGCCTCGACCGAGAAGCGCAGCTTGATGTGATCAAGCAGCAAGAGAAGCAGGCCGAGATCGCAGCCAAGATAGCTATGAATCGCGAAGACAACATGACCGCGAAGGAACTTGCCGTGTTTGAGGCCGAGCAGGGCATTAAGACACCTTATTCAACAGGCCGTGGCATCAACCCATAGGTGAACAATGGACAATAGCCTCCTCCCCCAGCATAAGCGCCTCGCCATGGGGCTTCCCGTCAACGACGCGCCTGCCGGTTCGTCGAAGAACATGACGGGCGACATGGTCAAGCCGCACAAGCCCTACGGCATCCACAAGAATCTTTCGGGCATGAGCGACAAGGGCAAGAAGTCAGGACTTATGTCCTTCAATGGGAAAAAATAACCATTGACAAGGCTTCTATATGATTGAAATCATCATCAAGCGGCTACTCGAAGAGCAATCTCGGGTAGCCCACGAAACTATGGAGCAGCCCGGCGACGGCTCGATATTCGAGTACGGGCGCAGGGCAGGGATCTACGCCGGTCTGGGCCGCGCTATTGCGGTCATTGAGGAGACCTTGGCACAAGGTGAAGAGGACGAACGGCATGACAAACGCCATCGTGTCAGAGCAGCATACGGGGAATGACGAAGACATCTTCCCAGTCGTTGATCCAAATGGAGAGCCCTTTGGTTCCCGCGTTTTGGTTCAAATCCGCCGCCCTAAACAGAAAAAGGGCAGCATCTATCTTGTCGAAAACACAACCAAGACCGAGCTTGACAACACCTGTGTTGCCAAAGTGGTTGCCATCGGCCCTCTGGCCTACAAGAACCGCAACACCATGGAGCCATGGACTGAAGGCCAGTGGTGCGATGTCGGCTCTTATGTGTTCGTCCCCAAATACGGCGGCATCCGCTGGGAAGTTCCTTGCGAGGAAACCGATCTCTACCCCGGCAAGGTTCAGTTTGCCCTCTTTGACGATCTCAACATGTTGATGAAAGTCAGAGACCCGCGCAAATCTGACACGCTGATTTAATGGAGGACGCCATGAACAGCACCGAAAAAGCAGAAATGCAGGAAGAAGAATTCGAAATCATCGAAGGCGATGAGCCTGTAGAGGAACAGCAGGAAGATCAGGAAGACGACGCCCGACTTTCTGATGATCGCAACGAGGAAGAAGAAGCCCGCCGCGAAGCCAAGCGGCAGGAACGCAAGCGCCGCAAGGAAAACCAGCGGTATGCTCGCGACAAGACCAAAGAAGAGATGCAGTGGCTCATGGAGCAGAACCGCGCTCTTCAGCAGCGTCTTGAGGCGGTCGAGACCCACGCCATCTCCGCCCAGAAGGGCAGCCTTGACCAGAACTATAATCAGGCACTCTATGGCGTGCAGGCGGCCGAGCAGGCCCTCGCTAAGGCCATCGAGATCGGCGACGGCAGCCGTGTGCCCGAACTCCTTCGCCAGCGCGATCAGGCCCTTGCCCGTGCTGCCGAAATCAACCGCACCAAGCAAAGCTTCGACCAGCCACGCCAACAGGCTCCGGCCAATGGCGGCGTCGTTGAGATGAAGGCTCGTCAGTGGGCGGCTGATAATTCGTGGTTCAACCCTAATGGCAAGGACAGCGATTCAGAGGTGGTGAAAGCCATCGATGCGGCGTTGGCCCGAGAGGGCATTGACCCGTCGAGCGATGCCTACTGGGACGAGTTGGACAACCGGCTTTCGAAGTATCTTCCGCACCGCTTTGCAGAAGAAGAAGATTCTGGTTATAGTCAGCCGAAAGGTGGCCGTCGCGGGCCGCCGGTCGGTGGCGGGCGTGAAATGAGCGCCCCCGGCTCGAAGAAGGTTTATGTCAGCGCCGAGCGCGTACAAGCGATGAAGGATGCTGGCTATTGGGATGACCCGGTTCTGCGCCAACGCATGTTGAAGCGTTATGCAGAAGTGGATCGTGAGTTGAAATCTGCACGCTGAAAAGGAGCGAGCTATGAACCTTGGTAACGATGATCGCCTCAAGAAAACGACCGACACGGGTCGCCGTAGCCGCGCGATGGATGATCGCAGCGTAACAGAGAGCCGAGAGCTTTCCGATGATGACCGTGTCCAGATGTTTCGTGATGCGTTTTATCAAAGCGCATTGCCTGATCTGCCGGAAATCCCCGGTTATCATGTGTGCTGGTTGACCACGACCAATCCGCGTGACCCCATTCAGGGCCGCTTCCGTCTCGGGTACGAGCCGGTTAAGCCCGAAGAAGTCCCCGGTTGGGAATACGCCTCGCTTAAGACCGGCGAATACGCCGGCCTGATCGGTGTGAATGAGATGATCGCAGCCAAGCTGCCTGACCGTCTTTATTACCGCCTCATGAGGGAAGCGCACCACGACGCGCCTCTGCGTGAGGAAGAACGGATCACATCGGACATGGATTCCATGAAAGAGCGCGCGCGTGGTTCAAAGAGCCGCATGATCGAGGAAGATGGCTTCAGTGAAATGCGTGAAGCACCGCCCGAACCTCAATTCGGGTAAAACCTCACCTAGCAAAAGGAATCGAGAATGTCCTCGACCAATGCTCCCTTCGGTATGCGCGCGGCCTATAGCCCGTCTGGCATTATCCGTCCGGTCGCTAGTACGATCACTAGCGGCTACAACACCGACATCTACACGGGCCAGCCCGTGAAGATTGGTTCCAATGGTACGATTGAAGTCGCAGCGGCTGGCGAACGCCTCATTGGCGCTTTCGCTGGTTGTCAGTATCTTCCGACTGGTGCACAGCGCCCGGTGATCTCGCCGAGCTGGCCTGCAAACGTCGGCGCGACTGACATCATCGCTTACTACACCTCTGACCCCTACATCGTTTACGAGATTCAGGCCGATGGCTCGATCTCGCAGGCCGAAGTCGGTCAGCAGGCTGACTTTACGAACGTGGCGAACTCGAATGGTCTGGGTTATTCGACCTGCACCATCAGCGCGTCCACGTCGTCGAGCACGGCTGCGCAGCTCCGCGTTGTCGGTATCGCCACGGACATTGGTAATGCCCCCGGTGATGCTTACACAATCGTTCAGGTGCAGATCTCTGAGCACCAGTTCGTTTCCACCCAGAACCCGTTCTAATAGGGAGATCCGCACATGGCTACTCCAATGCGTAGTACGGACTTCCGTTCCATCGTCGAACCGATTCTCAACGAAGCGTTCGACGGCGTCTACGACCAGCGCGCAGACGAATGGAAACAGGTTTTCCGCGAAGAGCGTGGTATTCCGCGCAACTATCATGAAGAACCCGTCCTCTTCGGTTTCGGCGCTGCGCCGGAACTGCCCGATGGCACGGCTGTCACCTACCAGTCCGGTGGCGTGCTCTTCATCAAGCGTTACCAGTACAAGGTCTATGGCCTTGCCTTCGCTCTGACGAAGGTTCTCGTCGAAGACGGTGATCACATCCGTATCGGCCAGACCTACGCCAAGCACCTCGCCCAGTCGCTGGTCGAGACGAAGGAGACCAATGCTGCCAACGTCCTCAACCGCGCCTTCAACGGTGCGTATGCGGGCGGCGACGGCAAGTCGCTGGTTGCCACTGATCACCCGATCATCAACGGCACCTTCTCCAACCAGCTCTCGACCGCCGCTGCGCTGTCGCAGACCTCGCTGGAGCAGATCCTCATCCAGATCCGCAACGCTGTTGACAACAACGGCAAGCGTATCCGTTTGAACCCGACGAAGCTCGTTGTGTCGCCTTCGAACGTCTTCCAAGCGGAAGTCCTTCTGAAGTCGGTCCTGCGCGCTGGCACGGGTAACAACGACATCAACCCCGTGAAGAGCATGGGTCTTTTGGATGGCGGTCAGGCTAACCTGTCCCGTCTGACATCGACCACAGCTTGGTGGGTTGAGACGGATGCGCCGGAAGGCCTCAAGCTGATGATGCGCCGTTCGCTCGAAAAGAGCATGGAAGGCGACTTCGAAACAGACTCGATGCGCTTCAAGAGCACCGAGCGTTACGATCTCGGCTGGACCGACCCGCGCGCCGTTTTCGGCACTCCGGGCGTCTGATCTATCAAGATCAATTGGAAGGGGCGGCTAGACCGCCCCTTCTTTTTATGTGAAGATAAACCCGGTCAAGCTTTTCAAGGAGAAGACCCCAATGACACAGTTCTCAGACGATCTCTGGCTCGGCGCGGCCCTCGGCCCGCAGCTCAATTCCTACGCAGGCCCCGGCGCTGTTTACGCAGGCGTTGGCCCCCTCGCTCGCACCTACATTTTCGACGCCGTCCCGGCTGCCAAGTCTGCTACCGCTGTTTGCGCAGCGCAGGCAATTGCTGCCGCAGGCGCGGCAACCATCAATGGCGCTTCCGCTTCTGGCGGTGTTGCCACTTTCGACTACGCACGCGCTGTGAACGTCGATAGCACCGACATCGGCGACACAACCCAGACTGTCACCGTCACCGGCACGGACTACTGGGGTCAGGCCCAGACCGAAACCATCGCTCTCAACGGCACGACCCTCGTGCCCGGCGAGAAGGCCTTCAAGACCATCACTGGCGTGATCGTGTCTGCCGCGCTGACTGGCAACCTCACGGTTGGCAACGAAGACATCTTCGGTCTGCCCTACCGCGTGACCGATGCTGGCTATCTCTTCCGCGTTGGTTGGGCTGGCGCTCTCGCGCAGGATGCCGGCACGTTCGTGGCTGCCGACACGGCAACTGCAACTGCTACGACTGGCGATGTGCGCGGCACCTACGCTCCGTCTTCCGCTGCAAACGGCACCCGCCGCCTCGTGATCGGCATTGCCCTCACTGGCGCGCAGGCTGGCCCCAATGCCACGCAGACGGCCGCAGTTGGCGTCGTCCCCGCCTAATAAGCAAGGGGGCCTTGTGCCCCCTCACTTTCCTTTAGGAGGGATCAATGGTCGATACAGTTGCGACACAAACGCTGCTTGATGGCGAGCGGCTGGTGATTCAGAAGTTCACGAACAGGTCTGATGGAACGGGTGAAGTCGCCGTCAACAAGGTGATTGTGGCCAACCTCGCGCCAAATGCTTTCGGCGTGGCCTGCACGGGCGTCAAGATTAACAAAATCTGGGCGACCACTCATGGCATGGAAGTCCTCATTCTTTGGGATGCGACGACTGACTTGTTTGCGTGGGGGATTCCGCAGAACACGAACTATTTCATGGACTTCTCTGAGTTCGGCGGGCTCACCAACAACGCCGCTCCGACGATAACCGGAAATATCGCGTTCAGCACAGCAGACGCTTCATCTGGCGATTTCTACTCAATCGTCCTTGAGTGCATCAAAACCTACGGGTGATGTCATGGCGCGTTGGTGCATGGCAAAAGGCGGAAGCACACCTGTCTATAAGACGGGCGGTGCTTGGACGCGCGCTGAAGGGAAAAACCCTGAAGGCGGCTTGAACGAGAAGGGGCGCGCGTCCCTTCGCGCTCAAGGGCACGACATCAAGCGCCCTGTCTCAGCAAAAGAAGCCAAGAGCAGCCCGACGGCAGCAGGCCGCCGCAGTTCATTCTGTAGCAGGATGAAAGGCATGAAGGCGAAGCTGACGTCTGCGGAAACTGCACGCGACCCGAACAGCCGCATCAACAAAGCACTGAGAAAGTGGGATTGCTGATGAAGTACAGCTTTTCAAAAGGCGGCAAGATCAAACCCTTCTGGGAGAAATCCTTCAAGGGCGAAAGCAAGCCTCTGACGCCGAAGCTCAAGGCATCCGCGAAAGCGCGAGCGAAAGCAGCCGGTCGTCCTTATCCAAATCTCGTTGACAATGCAGCGGCCGCTCGCCGCAAGGAGAAATAAAATGGCCGTCAAATATGTGAAGGATTTCGACTTCTCCAAAGGCACTGCCTCGTGCAACTACGCCAAAGGCGGCTCTGCAAAGAAACCGGCTGGCATGATGATTGTCATCGGCGTCGGCAAGCCGAAAGGCCCGATGCGCAAAGCTGAAGGCGGCTCGATCAGCGACAGTGATCGTCGCATGATGGAGCAGATGGCTGGTGATGCGAATGCATACACCGAAGCCCAGCGCATCATGGGTCAGGGCGCTACTAGCGATGCTGATCGCAGTGCAATGAAGGCGGCCGCTGCAAAGAAATCTCCGCCTGCAAAGAAGGGCTCGCCCTACATCCCCGGCACGAACGTGAAGGCTGGCGATCTGTACACGAAGGAAGAGCTTGAGCGTCTTGAGCGTGGCTACAAGAAGGGCGGCAAGGTCGCCAAGGTCATGCACGAGTTCGGCGAAGGCAAGCTGCATTCCGGCTCAAAGGAAGGCCCGAAGGTCACCAGCCGCAAGCAGGCTGTTGCGATTGCTCTCAGCGAAGCTGGCAAGAGCAAAAAGGCGAAGGGCGGCATGGCAAAGCACGAAGATGAGGCCATGGACAAAGCTCTCATCAAGAAGATGGTGAAGCCCGGTGTGCTGAAGAAAGCAGACGGCGGCATGGCCATGGGCAGCATGGGCAAAGCAAACCCATACGCTATGGGTCCGGGTGGCCGCGAATATGAATCTGCAATGGACAAGCGGTCCAATCAGATGCCGGTTCCGCAGCGTGGCGCTCCTCCTGCACCTATGCCTGTCCCGCAGCGTGGCGCTCCTGCGCGTCCTGCCCCCGCACCCATGCCTGTCCCGCAGCGTGGTGCTGCTCCCATGCGCCCTGCTTCCGGGCCAATGCCTACCCCGCTGCGTGGTGCTCCTCCGCGTCCTGCCCCGGCCCCGCCTGCTCCTATGATGGGTGGTAGTAAGTCCCTGAAAGATCCTATAAGCGGCCGCGCAACAGGATTGGGTCCACTTGTACAAGAGCCGCCTCGTCCTGCTGCCGCCCCGCCCGCTCCTCCCATGAGGCGCGCAGAAGGCGGCATGGCGTCTATCAAGTCGCCTCTCCAGCGCATGTCGCGCGCCAAGGGCGTCCCGGTTGCTTCTGAAATGCCGATGATCGAATCCAAGTCGTCTGGCCCGAAGAGCATTGGCGTCAATGCCAAGCGCCCCGGCGGCCCGAACGTCGGCGCAATCCGCGCGGCCATGGCTCGTGCGGCCTCCAAGGCAGTGCCGGAAAATGCGCCGTCAGCGATGAAGAAGGGCGGAAAGGTTAAGTAATGGCCGTCTCTGGGACCGTATCCACAACTGTCTTTAAGACCCGGAAGGTGATCGACCACGCCTACCGGCGCTGTCGGATCCTGCCCCAGAGCATCACTTCCGAGATGATCGAAACTGCAAAAGACAACCTCTTCTTGCAGCTTTCATCGCTCGGAAGTCAGGGCGTCCCTCTGTGGTGCATTGAGCGTGAAATCCTGCCGCTTTACCTCGGTCAAGCAGTCATCACGCCTTCGCTCGGCACGATGGACATCCTGAACGCCAATTACCGCTGGCTGTCGCGCCAAAACGGCCCCGTGCAGTATAGCGCGCCCGGCGGCATTCCTTCATTTGCGTTTGACGGCGATCTCAGCACTTCGTGCGCCCAGACTGGCCCGAATGGCAACATCGAAATTGCCTACATCGGCGCTGATCCGATCAACGATCCGCAATCGCAAGTGCAGGTCACGACCGTCGGTGTCATGATGGCCACGACAGGCTCGTTCAACATCGTCTTTGAGTGGTCAAACGACGGGGCGACGTGGACAACCGCGCTTGCGCCGGGTGTCACAGCCTACGTTGCTGGCAAATGGCAGTGGTACGACCTCGACGGGCAGCAGCCGGTCAATTATTTCCGTATGCGCGAGACGGGCGGCAACACGCTGAACGTCGTTGAGTTCTATGCGGCCAATAATCCGACTGAAATTCCGCTCGCGCGCATGAATCGCGACGATTGGACGAACCTGCCGAACAAGACGTTCCAAGGGCGCCCTCTCCAATACTGGTTTGACCGCCGCCGTGACCTTCCGACCATGAATATTTGGCCTGTGACGGACACGACCAACATGTTTGGCCAGTTCATCATCTGGAAACAGCGGTACATCATGGATGTCGGCACGCTCACTGAAGAGCTAGACATCCCGCAACGCTGGTATGAATGCGTCGTCTGGCAGCTTTCATGGCGTTTGGCGATGGAAATGCCCGAATTCGACATGAATTTGCTTGGCGTGATCAAAGCCACAGCCGATGAGGCCTTGAAGGTTGCGCAGGACGAAGAACGCGATAATAGTCCCATCTACTTCGCCCCGAACATTAGTCCCTACACGAGGTAGTCATGGGTGTTTTTCTCGATCCTCGCGGCAAATCGACCTTTGGCATCGGGATTTGCGCCCGGTGCTCAAGGAAGTTTTCGCTTGAGGATCTCGAATCGGACCCAAACTACCCCGGCCTTTATGTGTGCTCGGTCGATAAGGATCAATTTGACCCGTATCGTCTTGCTGCACGCCAGCCGGAGCGCATTAACCTCTTCCATCCGCGCCCCGACACCAATATCGCGCTGAATATGCTTGGCACGATCTCTCAGGATGATGATCTCTTCATCATCAACGATGATGGCGACGGATATCTGGTGCCATGACGAATAACCCGCGCGTACCTACCAATCTTATCCCGACGAAGATCACCCAGCTTCCGCTGGCGGATACGCCTACGGCTACGGATTCGACGATTATCGTCCAAAACGGCATCACCAAGCGCGGCACGTTTGGCCAGTTCCTGCAATACATTGGCCCGACTGGTCCGACCGGGCCTCAAGGGCCGACCGGATCGCAGGGGCCGGCGGGGCCTACTGGGTCTACCGGGCCTACGGGTGAACAAGGCATTCAAGGCCCCACGGGGCCAACCGGGCCTACGGGAGTAACTGGGCCTGCGGGGCCTACGGGGCCTACGGGGCCTACCGGCGCTGATTCAACCGTGCCCGGACCTACCGGCCCAACTGGACCTACTGGCCCGACCGGCGATCAAGGCATTCAAGGCGCCGCTGGCCCTACGGGGCCTACGGGGCCTACGGGTGTGCAAGGCGTTGCGGGGCCTACTGGGCCTACGGGGCCTACGGGGCCGCAGGGTGATATCGGGCCTACCGGGCCTACCGGACCTACCGGACCTACGGGGCCTACGGGCTTGCAAGGCATTCAGGGCGTTACGGGGCCAACCGGACCTACGGGGCCGACTGGGCCTACAGGCGCTGCTTCGACCGTTCCCGGCCCCACTGGGCCGACCGGGCCGACGGGGGGCTTTGGGCCAACCGGGCCTACGGGCGCGACCGGCGCAACGGGCGCGGGCGGTGCGTTGGGCTATTGGGGCTCGTTCTGGGATACGACAGATCAGACTGCTGCTGCGGCCAATACGGCTTATTCGGTCAATATCAACAGCGCCGACCCCGACAACAATGGGGTCAGTGTTGTCTCTGGCAGCCGTGTCACCTTTGCCAATGCTGGCGTTTATAGCCTGACGTTCTCGATCCAGTTCGTGAACACGGACCAGCAAATCCATGACGTGAACGTCTGGCTGCGCAAAAATAACGCTGGAAGCGCCGGCGACGTGCCGGATTCTGACAGCCGTTTGAGCATTCAACAAAAGCATGGTGGCGTTGATGGCTACGGCCTGATGACCGTCAACTTCATGCTGAAGCTGGCCGCTGGCGATTACATTGAGATGATCTGGGCTGTGACCGACACGTCCATTTCAATTCAGACCGTCCCCGCTGGCACCGCGCCTGTTTCGCCTGTTATTCCGGGTGTGATCTTCACCGCGCAGCAGGTGATGTACACGCAGCTTGGACCCACCGGGCCGACTGGGCCTACTGGGCCGACCGGGCCGGCCGGGCCTACGGGGCCACAGGGCACGTCGTCTAATCTGTTTCTGTATCGCGCCAACACGGCTGCAACGAGCGGCTATCCGGGCGACGGCGACATCATCTGGAACAACGCAACGCAGACCAGCGCGACATCAATCAACGTCAGCCACCTGACCGATAACAATATCGACATCGATATTTTCTTGGCGCTGCTGACGGTCACAGAGCAGTTTGTCATCCAAAGCCAGACGGCCAGCGGCGACAATCAGGTCTGGCAGATCAGCGGCACACCGACCGTCACCAATCCCGGCACATCGACGGCGTACTGGACCTATCCTGTTACGCTGGTCTCATCCGCCGGCGCAGGCACGACAGGCTTTGCCAACACGGCGCCGCTCTTCTTGGCGCTGGTCAATGGCGTGTCTGGGCCTACCGGACCTGCCGGACCTACAGGGCCTACAGGGCCTACCGGGCCAACGGGTGTGTCTGGAATTGACGGCCCGACCGGGCCTACGGGGCCTACTGGGCCTACAGGTGTCGCGGGCGTCAATGGACCGACAGGCCCAACTGGGCCTACAGGCGTTGCGGGTGTCAATGGACCGACAGGGCCTACTGGGCCCACAGGGACAGCGGGTGTCGATGGGCCGACAGGCCCCACTGGCCCCAACGGGATTGGCTACGCTGGCCTGACTAGCAGCACCTCTACGGCAATCGGGACGGGCTCAAAGACCTTTACGACGAACCTGACCGATGCGCAGTCTGCCTTTGCGGTTGGCCAGCGCGTCCGTGTGGCATACACGCCGAACCCCACCACTGATTACATGGAAGGCGTCATCACCGCCTTCTCCGGCACGTCATTGACGGTCAGCGTCGATTTCTTCGCGGGCACAGGCACTTATTCGGCTTGGAACATCGTTGCTGCGGGCGCTGCCGGCCCAACTGGGCCAACGGGTGCGGCATCAAATGTTGCTGGCCCAACTGGCCCAACAGGCCCCACGGGTGCTACCGGGCCGACCGGCTCGATCTACCCGACGGGTGGATCGCCTGATCGCATCTTCTATGAGAACCAAACGACTGTGACGGCGAACTACACGATCACGACCAGCTACAATGCTGGCACGTTCGGGCCTGTCACGATCAATAGTGGCGTGACTGTAACTGTACCATCGGGGTCTGTATGGACAATCGTCTAAAGATTTGTGTCTACGCGATCAGCAAGAACGAAGCGCACTTCGTTGAGCGTTTCTGCGCGTCTGCGAAAGATGCCGATTTGATCTTGATTGCCGACACCGGATCCGATGACGGGTTGCCAGAGGAGGCACGCAAACATGGCGCAGTGGTCCACGACATTTGCATATCTCCATGGCGCTTTGATCTCGCTCGGAATGCTGCTCTGGCTCTTATTCCCCGTGATTTTGATATATGTATTAGCTTGGACATAGACGA